AACCTTGAATAAGATAGCTATTCATACTGATGTCACGATCGGATACTGGCTTGGAGGGATGGCATAATGTATGAGCTTAGCAGGAATAGATTCAAAGAGCTTAAACACTTCTGTTTACAGTATCCTGAAATGAAAGAAAGGATGTTAGAATTATATTCTAAGGGATACGAAGAGACATACGATCCAACAGGCAAGATTGCTTCAGAACTTGCTGACATAAAGAAAGCGATGAATCTGATCGAGATGACAGCATTCAATATCGGAAAATTCCCGGGGGAGAAAATTCTGAAAATCGTTACAGAAGGAAGGGTAGTAGGAGAAGTGTGTCCTGATGATAATGATATTTGTGAATGGCATCTTCGGAAGTTTTACTGGATGCTGAGTCAAGTGAAGGGAGTGATTTAAAGTGTTCTTTAAGTGAATCAACAGTTTTTACAAGTCCTAGTATAGAAAGGAGTGATACGAATGATAATTTATGATCCAAGTAAAGGTGATATTTTTGAAAGTAACAGCGAATTTAATAAGACTAAATTAAAAGAAATAACAGATTCTGTTAATGAAAAGCTTAAAAACGATAACACCATTACATGGAAAGAAATCTTAAATGAAATTTATCGTGAACTCGGAATTTCAAATGATATTGACAAATGGGAGGCAGATTGAACATCTGCTTCTTTTTTAGCAAATATTACAGCTCCTATGATAGGAGGTGATATTTATGAAAGTATACGCAGTTATATGCGAAAGGGAGTATGACGAACCAACGGAATTAATCTCTATTCACAAGACATTTGATGGAGCTCGTGAATCTATGAAAAGAGAAGCCTTAAAGCTTGTCAACGATGAGATAGCTGTTCTCATTGAAGAGAAGGAAGACAGCATTTCTCTAGGATATGAGTGTCCAACAATGAACGAGTATGAAGAACCGGAGATTGATCCGTGGCTCATATACTACATCATAACAAAAGATTTACTTGAATAACTTATCAACTTAAGAGCATCTATTACAGGTGCTCTTAATTTTTTCTGCAGAATTTACAGCTCCTATGATAGAAAGGAGTGATATTTATGATGAATGAGTTTCTTAAATTAGTTGAACCTGACGATGACTACAATGAATACATTCGATGGCGCGATGAATACGAAAAATTCATAGAAGATTTAGGACTTCAGTATCCAAAAATCAAAGGTGATTACGCATATCCATCAGCTTACGATGAATACATTGGACGAGGGTATGATTTAAGAAAAATATTTAACGACTTCAAGGAGGCAGATTAGACATCTGCTTCTTTTTCTGTTTGAACGAACCTGCAGTTTTTACAGCTCCTAGTATAGAAAGGAGTGATTAATATGATTAAAATATTCAAATCTCGTAAAATTGAAGAAGGCAAGACGAAAATCAGCAACGGTAGAATAGCAGAATGTGTTGCCATTATGGAGGCGGCAGCAAGGGAAATCACTTGGTTTGAGATTGACAATACTGGTCAACAGCAAATCAGGGATTACCTGGCTGAACAATTAATGGACAATTCGAAGAAACTATTACGTGAATGGGTAGATTAAACGTCTGCCCTTCTTTTTTTAGCAATTATTACAGCTCCTAAGATAGAAAGGAGTGATATTTTATGTTTAAAACTGTAAAAAGATTACTAACGGAGGCCAAAGTGAGAAACGACTTAATGAAAATGACACTAGCCAAAAACAACGGTGATGATGAGACATACAATCGATATCATGAAAAATGGATAGTTGACTTTGCTTCATTAAGTGCTATAGATCACAAGGCAGCTTTAAAGCTTCTTACATGTTTTACATACGAACCAAGAAAGGAGTCCTAACAAGGGCTCTTCTTTTTGTTGAGTGAAACGAAGCAGCAAGGAGGTTATATTTATGGGACCAGATTTATTAGAAGTTTACATTCCCTGGACTGGCGAAATTGTTAAAACAACTCATTCGAATCTTATGAGTAGTATTAGAACGTTAAACAAGCTATCACGTCCTGTTGAGCTGTGGTCACTTTTATATGCATTCGGACTTGAGCAGACTGTTCCGAGTAAAGGTGCTGATATTTTGAGTGATTCGTCTGAAAATCTCGGCGTTAGAACAGAAAGACTAAATGACAAAATAGTGCTTGAATTCTACATTCGAACTGATCTGTAATTTTTACATCTCTTATAATGAGCCGATCGCTTTATATTTTAAAAAGGAGGATTTATTATGGGTCATGAGACAAAAGTTAAGTTTGGATACCCAGAGTTCCAGCAATTAGTGAATGCTAATGATTATCTTGAGGAAATAAGAGAACTGCTAAGAGCACAGACACAAATGAACCTGCTCTCAGATCTCCTGTTCCACGACATGATCAGCGAAGAGGTTTATAAGTCGGAACTCGAAAATATTGCAACGACGGAAATGCATATGAGCATAAAGTTCCTGAAGTGATGGCTATAGCCCTGTGCAGATAATGCATGGGGTTATATTTTCTGTTCGAATTCGTGATGATCTGTAAAAATTACACTTCCTATAATGTAAATAATAACTAACTTTTCAAAGGAGGAAGCATTATGACAAACGAAAACTATGCGAACACTCGTGTAACGAAGAAGTACCGCATGGCTGTAGCTTCAGCGACAGCAGCACATCTTCAAAATGCAAGAGCATCTGAGGATGGTACTGTAACAGTTGACCAGAGCTATCTTGCAGCGGTATTAAAGTGCTTGAGTGTAGAAAAGACCGTTGAAGTCAGAAAGATTGAGGAGGAAAAGTAACAAGTTATGAAACTAAAAATAGGGGAGGCATTGCTTCTCCTATTGTTTTTCTAATTGCTTCATGATATTCTATTCGTACACTTTACTAAAAGGAGGAGAGACCTATGAAAGTGACGTTTGATGAGTATCTTGAAGCTTGTGACAGAAGTGTTGAAAATCCAGATATTCCTATGCCGATTCCATGTGCTAGCTGTGAGGATGAAATGATGGAATACGATGCTGATAGCGAAAGTTATATTTGTCCGTCTTGTGGAAGAGAAGTACTGCTTGAAGATAAGGACGAATACTTACAGGACATCCTTTCTGTAAAGTATGAATAATAGAATTTCAAAAGGCTCTATCAGAAATGGTAGGGTCTTTTTATTCGTAAAAATTACATCGGCTATAATGCAATGTAAACATTTATTTCAGAAAGGAGAAACTTACTATGAAGATGATGAATGACAAGGAAAGACAGGTATGTTTAGGCATTATCTCTAGAGGAATTGAGAATGCGGACTTGGCGAAAGAAAACCAGGATCGTATTATCAGAGCTCAGAGTAGGCTGATTATTGACTTGTTGACCGAAGTCACGGCTTTAAAGAAGGAACTTGGTAAATAATAATTAACATTACAAAAAAGGAGGGACTTAGCACGAGACTGTTGCAAGTCCTTTCTTTTTCGCAAATTTAACATTTCCTTTAATGATATACATTAACTATTCATTATAAAGGAGGAAATGACATGAAAAGCTGGATCTTGAAAATGATTGGATTTATTCATGGAGGTGTGCTTATGACGAGCATTTGTATGAACGCTATACTTGCTCTCATTATAGCGCTCATGTATAAAGAAGACAAGAAGAAAGAAAAAGAGAATCCATGGCACAGTTATAGCGGATATTATAATGGAAAGAAATGATATTTTCAAAAGCTTCAGGCAGAAATGTCTGGGGCTTTTAGTTTTTCTGCTCAAATATTATGAGAGCTGGTGAGTGCAGTGAACGAACTAACAAAAGGATAGCTTATGGACAAACTTTATATTCATTACGGGTCTAATCATTTAATCAAAGAGAAAGTTACTGAAATGAAACATGAAGCAGGAAGCAATATGTATATAAATAAGCCTGACTTCGGACTTTGGGGCTCTCCAGTTGACTGTGAATTCGGATGGAAGGAATGGTGCGAATCCGAAGACTTTCATACGGATACTCTTGATCGATATTTTGTATTCAAAGTGAAAGACGGAGCTAAGATTTTTATAGTGAGAAAGAACGACGACGTATCAGATTATCTTTATACTCCGCATCTATTCACGCTCGAATATATGTTCCCACCGAAATACATAGATTTCAACAAAATCATGAAAGAATACGACGGCATGGAATTAATTCACGGCGATAACTATATGGATCTTCATTATGGGTATTTCTACAGTTGGGATGTCGATTCAATAGTCGTCTGGAATCCGGATGTTATCGAGGCAGTTGATAAGCATCCGCAAAAACTACACATACTAAGATAGAAAGGAGGTTGACCGGGCGGCCGGCAGAGGCACATCTATGGCCATATCTATGTCATCTCTATTTCACATCTAAGTAACGCTTTGAGTTAGATTGCAAGTAATTCAAGGCGTTATATCTTTTCGAGAAAGGAGGCGAAAAAGTGAATACACTGGGTATTATTTGTATTGTTTTTACGATTATCATTCAAACTTTTTGTCTGGGAGAAGATTTGGGTAATTTTAAAGCGGCCGTTAAAATTACCTGTATCTCTTTCTGGACCATGTTACTCGCTGTGTTACTATTTAAACTAATATGAAAGGAACTAAAATGAAGGTATTTTTAAGTTATCCAATGAATGGAAAGTCTTTATCTGAGCAGCTTGGAATCAGGCATGCTATGAAAGAAGCATTGTGGAATCAAGGCTATGCAGGGTGCGAGGTTACTCATAATGCCTATTGTCCGATTGTAGAAGGTGCAGGTAGACTCTACTACTTAGGACAGGCTATCTCAAAAATGGACGGTTGCGATGCAGTTGCATTTCATCCTGAGTGGATCAGGGCGAATGGATGCAAGGCTGAAAGATTTGTCGCTGAGATATACGGACTTACTATCATTGATCTTGACATGTAAAGGAGTGATATTTATCATGTGGATTTTAATTTTGACATTTATAATCGGCTTACTGATGGGCATTGTGATAGGCGTTCCTGTAACATTATATCTCTATAAAGCAGGAACTCTTGTAATTGATCAATCGGATCTTATCACAGACAAATACTCATTCGAAATAGATAAGGATCTCGCTAAACTTCCTCGTGAAGATTATATTTCAATGAAGATCAAAGTAATAAACGAGCGTCCAGAAGTCGTTACTGAAGAGCATGTCAAGAAGTATTTGGACGTACCTGAAGACGACCTGGATCCGCAATAAAAACAATGGCTTTAATGAAACTATAAATTTGGTCTTAGAAAGGAGATACGGAAACATGACAACAAATTATGCGGAAACTCTTGATCAGATTCTTGAAGTAAATGCAGAATCTATATTGCAGATGGATCTGACAGATGAGAAAGCAGAAAAGGCTGTTAAGAATTTGGAAACTCTTAGTGGCATTCGTGTTCAGCTGTATCAGGCACAACAGGAAGCATATGAAGCTGAAGTTAAGGCTCAGCAGGAAGATGCTAAGGCTGTACTTGATCGGAAGAATACGATTGCAACATGGGCAACAAATGGCTTCACAGCTGTATTGATGCTTTTCTCTGCGGTGACTCCGTTTGTGATCATGAATGCAGAAAAAGAAGGAAGATTCTGGTCAAGAGCAGCTATGAATGCTGTCGAAAAGGGACCGAAATTAGGGTTCATAAGGACTATATTTAAGAAGTAGTTTCAAGTTATTGAATTAAGGGCATCTTTTACAGGTGCTCTTAATTTTTACAAGTCTTATAGTGATACATATTGATAATGCTTCTTAGAAAGGAGAAATGCTATGAAGGAAGAAACTATTAATAAACTCGACAGAATCAAAAGAAAGATCGATGATCATCCGTTTTTGACAGGCCTTATTATAGGTGTAACAACTGGATCAATTATTGGCATTCCGTATTTGATTGGCTACAAGCACGGTAAGGTAGATATGCTTAATATCGTGGATAAGAGCACAGAGCCGATCATTCAGAGAGCCTTTGACATTGGCGGAGAAGTCACTTATAGGACGATTAAGGAAAAGGCACCAAAAACTTTCAAAATGATACATGAAGAAGTTGGGACATTTTTAACAGTTGAATATCCCGGAGCAACAGTAGACTATTTCAAAGGAACTATAAAAGTAAAATAAGTATCGATAAGGGCTTGTGGCAAATGCTACAGGTCCTTATATTTTTCGCAAAAACTACACATACTAAGATAGAGAGTAAATACAAACTGAAGACTAGTTTCAGTTAAGTATTGAGCTCAATGGATAAGAGCTAGTGGTTCTAGTATCCTAAACCCTAACCAGGCATGGATATTGTTCAAGCAGAGTGGGAATCTTGAAAAGGATTCTGCACCCCTTGCAACTCTTATTTTTTTCGCAAATATTTCATGGCTTTTAATGATACAATTTCAGATTATTTGAAAGGAGAACTACAGTTATGAAAACGAATTTAGATCTCGGGAAGGCAGGACTTGGCTTATTCGGTGCTGGCTTAGCTATATTAGCTGGCATTGTTGAGGACAAGAAAATGGAATATACCGTAGAAAAGGAGGTGAAGAAACAGCTCTCTGGAGACGAATTTGAAAGAAAGGAGAAGTAAGAATGTAAGGGCTTGCAGTTAATGCTGCAGGTCCTTATATTTTTGCAATTTTTACATCCTTTATTATAGAACATATTGATCTAAATAAAGGAGGACGAGATTATGAAGCACGAAAAATTATGGTACTTTCTGGCGTTATTTGGACATGGAAACTTGTTACTTACAGTAATCATAGCGTTCGTAATTAGGCTTATGTACAATGTAGGTCTTGCATCTAGTACTATGAATAGTATTGGAACTGGACTTGCTATGTATGGCGTGGCTTGTTACGGTGCTGCATTAACGACAGCTTATTTCCTTGACAAGTACGAGGAGAAGGACAAAAGAAAGGAGGTGAAATAATCCTCCTCTTTATTTTTTCTGGACGAGTTTGCAAGGCGCAGATTATAGAACAAAATGTTCGCAATATTAACATCTCCTATGATAGAACATTACATGTTTTTATTATGAAAGGAGATTTTATTATGCTTAAATTATTTGGAATCAAAAAATATGGAGATGGATCAAAGATTGCATGTGTGCAGGATTCAACTGAAGATATGAGTCTTGAGCACTTAGAAATCGATGATCTCAACGAAAGGATATTAAGAACAAATGAGAAACTGATGAAAAATTTTCAGGAGATATTAAGAAACATGTAAAAAAGAATTCGGGGATCTATTACAGGTCCCTGATATTTTCGCAGTTTTTACACTTCTTATAATGAATCAAGAAGAAATGAATTCATATAAAGGAGGAAAATATTATGATTAGCTTATTAACGATTGCACTTTGTTGCGTGATTCTGGCGGTATTGCTGCCTATTTTAGGGGCAATGTTACAGATTATCGCGCCTGTGCTGGCGGTAGTAATTATTGTTATATTTGTCCCTCTGGCAATCGGAATCATTGTCGGACGGATTTCAAATAGAAAGGAGTGATATTGAAGGGGATCTATTACAGGTCCCTACAATTTTTGCTCAAGTGAATTCGCATTTTTTACACTCCTTATAATGAATCGAAAGGAGGATTCGCTATGAAAAGTAAAGTTGAAACTATATTGATTTGGTTTATCACGTTACTAATCGTAGCAGTACCGCCATTAATAGGTGCTACTGTTCTCGACAAAGTAATGACAGACAAAGCTGAAATCGAGAAGACAAAAGTGAAACTGAAAAGCATAGCAAATGAACTTGCGAGAAAACAGAAGGAGGAAAAATAATATGTTTACAATCGGCGTTATATTGATTTGTGCTGGATTGATCCTATTAGTAATGGATCATAGTAAGTAAATCAATACGACTAAGATGGGGGCAGGATTATCTTGTCCTCTTTCTTTTTGAAAGGAGGATTATATATGAAAGGCTACACTATTTGTCCTGGATTTGGCAAGGCGTTTAAGAGAATTCGAGATCGCTATGGCATGACCATGAAGCAATTTGGAAAGACACTCGGCATATCATCGTCGACTTGTCATAGGTACGAGCATGAAATAGCAAAAAGAATACCAGAGGACGTGTATAATAGCTTACTTGCACTCGCTATGTATCCGGAAGATACTAATCTATTATATTCTCTTGTAAACGAAGATGACAGCATAGATGAAGAAATGCTCAGACTTCAAGGAATTATTGATCGATTAGCAGAAGAAAACAAACATTTGAAAGCGCTACTTACTGAAAAATGGATTAAGGAATGGGAAGCACAGAACAGACTATACGAGATTACCAAAAATCACACGAAAGGCATAGAAGACTATTTACCTGAAGTATTTAGAATAAAAGAATGATTCATATTTTCAATCACATTAATCAAGAGGGGAGTCTAGAGATGGCACTTGTAGATAAAAATGAAATGATGGAACTCGGAAAATACTTTATTAATGGCATCGCTTACGGTGGCACTGATCCGGTGAAGGATTATATTCTGAAAGATAAGCCGTCAATTAAGCAGAAGCTTGAGACTAAAGCAACTCTTCTGAAATGCCTTAACACAGCTAAGAAGATGAAGGCAAAAGGAGCCGACAGAAACGATATGCTGGATGCACTAACCTATGCTTATATTTTGCTTGAAACCGAAGAACACACTATGGATCTCACAAGAGCTAAGGCTGACTTTAGAATGGATGAGATTCAGAGGAAGTATACTTAATTATATTTCTAGGGAGGAAGTTTATGAACTTTGATCTGAGTAGTTTAAATGATGTGGAACTTAATGAATTACTTAAATCTGTTAAGCAAGAGAAAGAGCTGAGATACAATCCTTTACGATACAAAAGCGGAATAACTAATCTTGTCACGAAAAATGAAAGCACCTTCTTGAAGTACATTACTGAGCTTAATAAGCATATGGGAGATGATATTCCGGAAGAAAAATTAAGTCATTATTACGAAAATTATAGAGAACTCGAAAAATCTTGTTTAAAGATCTGTGATATAACACTTGGTAACTATAAAGCCCATATCAATTCTTTAGGCACTATTAAACGAGGATGTAACGGTTCAATGATAGAACTTCATGATCCTTCAGAATATGCTGAAATGTATCGGGAACTTTTCGCTGTTATTGATAAGCATCTATTCAAAGAGGATAAATGATATTTCCGCAATTTTTACCTTTCGTATAATGAGACAATGTAGATCTCATTAAAATTTTGAAAGGAGAAAATTATGGAACAAGAAGAGAAGATTATTAACTTTGAAGCACTTAAGAAACAGATTAAAATCGAAACTGCTAAAAGGAAAATTAAAGAGGCATCAGAAAAGGCAAAGCAGAAAGCTGGCGAAGTGTATTGCTGGGCGAAGGAACATCCTGCTGAAGCTGCTTCTCTTGGCGCATCTGCAGCTATTATCGCAAAGAAGACGATTGGCTACAGAGCTGTCAAGAAGGAGGAGTACAGAAGGAAGACGGAGTTCTTCGATCCACGAACAGGTAAATACGCCTTTTCGAAAAAGCCTCTTACAACTAAGCAGCAGTTAGAAGCAGAGAGAAGGTACAAAGAGAATAAGAATGCTACTTGGACCCAGGTTCTCTATGAAATGGGATTGTCTAAGTAGTCTCAAAACCCTGTGGCAGAAATGTCATGGGGTTATATTTTCTGTTTGAATTCATGAATAATAGAAAGGAGAAATCTAATGGCTTGCAAGTATTGCGATAATGTATTTACTGGTAACTGTTGCGATGATATTTTGACTGGAGATCTTCGTATGGGGTCTGTTAAGGTTGGAGACATTTCAGTATTCATCACCGAGGACTTCAAAGAGGGGGAGGCTGTACTGAAACTCTATGCTGAAGTAGCCGATACCCCGATCGTGAGAAAGGGGATTCCGATTAAGTTCTGTCCGTTCTGTGGCAAGAAACTCGTCATGCCTGCCAAAGCTCAGGAGGATTTTAGAAAGAGGTTTTGGTCATGAGCAGCTATAAACCGAAGCAGATATCAGTGTTAAAAAGGGCGAAATTCCCGTGCAAAGACTGCAATGACAGACATACAGGATGCCATGATAAGTGTACTAAGTATAAGGAAAGCATAAATAGATTTCACAATGCAAAAGATGAAAATGAATCTGTTTACAAGGATCTCTATAAAGGAATTTATAGGGGTCCTTCTATTTATTATGGGACAAGTAGGAGGTATAAATGAACAACGAAAGAACTATCCTTAGCTTTTTAGTAGCTGGTATGAATTCGGAATTTTTCGATGACAAGAACTCGGCGTCCGCATTACTCAATGAAATTAAGAACGTTATTGACACTCTTGGCAGTATTTCAGTGGATACTATCTGTGATATTTATGAAAAACATACTTCTGCACATTATGATAAGGTATACCGTAACATCAATTACAGATGGCATAGTATCAAGGATTTTAAATTTGTGGAAGCTATTAATTGTAGAACTGGAAGTCCATATTACAGAATTGGCATTACCATTCCAACAAGCAACGAGGAGGTATAAATGAAACGAACAATCATAAGCTGGATTATAGGAGTTATATTTGGAATCATTGGATGTATTGCTGCAATTGCAGGAGTATTTAAGAAACTTTGTAATAGTATGCTTATTAGAGAAGAGATTATTTCATCAATTAAAAATGTAGTCACTATTGCTTTGTTTGGTTCAAAGAGAGTTACATACGCTAACTCATACACTGGTCGACCAAACAAGTATTCAGCATCGTACTATTATATTAATGAAGCCGTTCGTAGAGTCGAAGAAGTTAAGTTTGATAATCATAAGATGGCAGTCGAAATGGTCTATGACATTAGGGATATGCTGAATAAATGCGGAGGCAAGATCACCGTAGAGGAAGTTTTAGACATTATATACGGAGGTACGAATCACACTGAAAAGTATCTTGATAAGCTGTTCGGCTGGGATTCTCCAGACTCATTCAAGATAGGGACAACAGGGCTTTCTGAAAACAGTAAGTATTATATTTATGTAGCAGATAAACCGCACAAACTCGATAATGAAGAAAGAAGAAAGGACGACATATATGTACAAGCAAGTGCCACTGAAGTGCAAAGACAGTAGAAAGTGTTTCGGAAAGGCTGAAAAGCTGCTAAGTGGAAGAAAGAAGGATTATATTTGCAGGATCCTTCTTGAGAATTATGGAAGCAAAGGATATGAAGATGGAGCTTGTCCGTTCTGTAAGCCTATTCAGGATGTAACTAATGGCAAAGTCTATAGCAAGATGACGGCCCAGTACAAATAACTCAGATTAATTAAATAAAGGAGAAAGATTATGCCGAATTTAAAAATTTATGATTTCACGAAAAGAAACCAATGGGAAAACTTTAAGAAGAGAATGACGAGTCCACAAGAGAAGAAGCTCGTAGAATTCATGGAGACGATGGAAAAGCAGATCAATCTATTAACTGCATACATTCACAATATGGAGATTCAGCGGTCTAAAGCAGAGGCAGAAGCAGCTGAAGTTAATAAGGAGGAAGAGTCATGAACATCGGAAGGATATTTAAGTCGGCTATCAGATCGGTGAAAGATCATTCTGGTACTATCTGTGCTGTTACGGCTATGGCTGGCGTTGTAGCTACTGCTATTCTTTCAGGTAAGGCAGCAGTTAGAGTTGATCATGAAATTGATTGCGATATGACTAAGAAAGAGCGAGCCAAAGTATACGCCAGATGTTACTGGAAGACAGCAGCAGTTGGTGCTGCTACATGTGGACTTATATTTGGCAGCGATAGAATTCATGTGAGAAAAGAGGTTGGGCTTGCTGGTCTTGCAGCACTCTGGAAAGGCAAGTATGTAGATCTTGATAAGGCAACACTTAAGACTGTTGGAGAGGAGAAGTATAAGGAGATTCAGAAGACAGTTATCGAGAACAAGATCAAAGAGAACCCGAATATTCCTGAGAGACCTGCAAACGCAACTACTGATACGATTCTTGTGTATGAGCCATATACAGATCAGTATATTTGGACAACGAGAGAACAGATCTGGTATGCACTTTATGAAGCTAACTTAAGACTTCAAAAGGATTGTGAAGTTAAACTGTCTGTTATCATCGATTATCTCGGAGGTGAATGGGATCCGATGGGAGACATGATAGGATGGAATTACGATAATGCAATTCAGCAAGAAGCATGGAGCTATTACGACGGAGGAATCGAGCTGCTTTCTGATGTATATAAAAAGGTCGAAGGCAAAGGTGAACCGATACCAACTTCTTACGTAAAGAAGGGCGATGAAGTAAGTCCAGACGATGCAATTTGTCTATTCTATACGGTTGATCCGGAGACTCAGACGCCAGAAGACATGATCTATTTTGATAATGATAAGTAAAAAAGGGGGCTGTATACATGGCAATCTGCTATAAGACCAAGGAAAAGGAAGAACGCAGAGAAAAGTTATATTCGTTTTTGAGAAAAAACCCCGGGAAGGAATTTTCCTGGAAACAATTGAGTCCAGTACTTAATGTGAAATACAATGCAATTTGTCGTGATATGGATGCACTCACTGAAGAATATGGAGATGTAGTAAGAACCAGCATTGGGATCATGTACAATGGGAAGATTATTATGGAGGAAAATAAAGACAGGTATCCTATCACGAAGAACAATGAGGGATATTCTGATCCAACTGCTGCTGCAACACTTATCAAGGAGCAGAAGGAAGAGACTAGACAGCAGGATCAAATGAAAGAGATTACTAACCCTAAGCCTGGTGAAGTCTGGCATGTTACAAGATCTGATGGTAAGGACGATGATATTCTGTTAGTGCTTGCTGTTGATACTGATAAGAAGTTTGCTACATGCTGCCCCTATTGTATAGAATCTGTATGTGCTCCTTCTGAATACAATAGGCTTTTCACGAAGCCTCTTAAATACTTCAGAATGAAAGCTTGGGGAATGCCTTTGTCTGTTATGATTGAGACTCGCAATGCTCTTCGCGAATACTTCGAAATTGATCCGGAGCTTATTGAGGTTGAAAAGATCGTAGAGAAGCCAGTTGGAGCGCCTGTTAACAATGGAGATAAATTATATTCTCAGCTTGAAATGGATGCAGCTATTGCGAAATGTAAAGCTGAAGTATATGAAGAGTGCTTCAAAGCTTTGGCTAAGGGATAAGAGGAGAACTAGTTATGTCGAATGCAATAAGAGTGGGCTTAAGATTTGCAAAGAATAGTGCACTAATGAAGGATCACGAAGTTCGTATCAGAGATGCTATAGAATTTGCTTCGTGTAATCTAATTGTTAGATACGGCATTAATATCTTAGAAGTGTCTTTTGATAATAAGTATAATTGCTGCGATATCGAACTTACTTGCAAAGAGAAAAACATAAAAGATTTTTCTAATATTGCAAGGAGGCTTCGTGGTATAGCTGCATATCTTTGTAAGAAGTATCCGGAAGAGTATAATAGTATGAAAGTCGGTACAAGACTGTTTTATTATTGGGTGTATTACGATTAAGGAGGCGAAATCTATGAGTGCTTACATGTGTAGTCCGAAAATCCTGTCTGTCATTGCTGATGGGATTCTTGAATATGCAAAAGATGATGACAATCTGGTGACAGTATTCGAAGATCATAACGATATGGCGCCAAAGATTATATTTGAAAAGCTGTTTCAAATGAATCTTGATGCCCTTGAAGTGAGATACGGACATGAGACAGCAGATTCTATGTATGATATGAATGATATGAAGTACATGTTTGATCACATATCGTGTTCAAGACTGAAAGGATATTGCCTGTATGCATGTCTTCGAAAGTATCTGTATCAATGCGCGGAAGGAGATATTCCGAATTCTATGATGTACACAGTTCTTAATAGCCTCAGTGATAGGGTTGCTCATGATATTGTACAGGATTCACTCGCATATGATCTTATGATGAACGAAATTTCCAGGTGGTGAATTTTCGCAAAAATTTCATATCACATAATGAGTCGGAGAAATCCGGCTTTTGTTTTTCATGTAGTTATATTTTTGAAGCTATTATCAAGAAAGGAGAAAAGGATGAATCTTGGTAAGGTACTAAAATCAACCGGCAAGTCGATACTTGGATTTGCCAATAAGAACTCGCACATCATAAGTGGGTGCGCTGCAATTGCAGGGGTAGCTGTTACGGCTATCCTTGCATATAAGTCATATCCGAAAGTGAATAGAATTATCGAAGATCAGAAAGAAAAGATGGATGAGCTCGATGAAGTAGTTAATATTCCGGAAGAAGAGCTCAAGAGATGTCGTCGTGAGATCACTGTTGATACATGTAAGAGTCTTGCTCCAGCACTTGCACCTGCTATCGTGAGCGGTATTGCTACATGCTCGCTCATGGGGTTCTCAATTATATCTGGTAATAAGAAAATCGCAGCTGCTACGAGTCTTGCTGCTTTATACGAAACGGCAAATAGAGAGATCCTAAACAAGACAAAAGAGCTCGTAGGTGAAGAAAAGGCTGAGGAGATTAGGCAGGAGGCACTAAAAGAAGAAGTCAAGAATAAATTCTGTGATATTTCAGAAGAAGAGATGGAACAGATAATCATGCAGGCAGACGGAGGTGATACCTGGTTCTATGATCCGAATATTGGAAGGCCATTCAAGTCTGATGTGGAGACAATTCAAAGAGCTTGCATGAGTCTAACTAAGAGGCTGATTAGTGGTCAGGAGCCGTATATAGACTATAACGACTTTCAATCAGCAATAGGTCTTCCGCAGACAATGTTTGGATCATTGGTAGCATGGGGAGGGACTTCACCAGCACGGGAGATTGAACCTAATCTTAATAACACAATCAGAATTGGTGAAAAGGCCATGATCATTCTTGATTGGTACACAAGACCGACATCACAGTATAGAAACAGCTGAACAGTAGAAATCGTAACGGAAGGAGGTGATTGTATTCTATGGACTTTTTAAAGTGTCCTAAGTGTGGACGATACATGATTCCTTACATAGTTACGACGGATAAAACTCATTATAGATGTATTTGCGGGTATGATACAGCAAAGAATAAGATTATATTTTGGAGGTGGATTTTTGACTAATCTTGGCAATTGGAAAGATCTCGTTGATTTCGTTCAAACACTTCAGAAGGCTGAAAAAGAGCTTAGAAACAGGAGATTTATTAAGGAAGCTAATGCAGTTAAGGATTCTTACAAGATTATCCTTTTGATAGCCGATGAGATGAATAAGGAGGGAGAGAATGGCTAATTATATTCTGAAGGATGACGACAATAAAGTTGTAGATGAATGCGCTGATTGCGATTACAGCCAGTTCGATTATACATCTAAGAAATGGATCTGTATTTCCGATGATCCGTGCGATGCAGCACTTAGCGTTAAGCATATTAAAGAAAACAGAAGGAGGAAAAAGTGATGGCAGCTACTATCACAGTTGAGAAGAAAGACGAAAGATCAAAGCTTCAGAAGGCTAAGGATTTCGCTATCAAGTACCGGTATGTTATTCTCGGAAGCATGGCAGCTGGAGTATTATATTCCCTGGGATTTAAAAGTGGATGGAACACTAAGGCTAAAGTCGATTTGAATATATTCAATGAATCTCTTCCTGCTATTGTCGAGAAAAGTGGACGAATAGGAGCATTCAGCTTTTATGATTGGATGGCTGAAAGAGTACCGGAGGCATTAAAGCTTTGCGATGAGTTCAGTGACAAGCATCCGGAGCTTTCGAATATTCGTGATTATTTCATGAAGAATGAAGAGATTATGAAGACTCTTGAGGTCTGCAAAAAGTAACTATCGCAAAAATTACACTTGTTATAGTAGAACCTAAAGTTCAACAATTATATTTCAGGAGGAAATGAAAATGAACAACGAAGAAAACAAGGTTGTAGAAAACACAGAAGAAACTGTAGAAGAGATCAAAGAAGAAGGAAAATTCAAGAAGGGCCTTAAGACTGTCTGGAAGTACACGAAGAAAGCTATTCCGGCTGTAGCAGCTGGTGTTGGCTGCTTCGTACTTGGCAGACTCTCAAAAGGGGCTGTTGATGTTCCTGATGAGATCAAAGAAGCAGTTGAGACTGTAACCGAGAACGTAACTGAGTGAGTGATATTTGATTACAACTGAATATGGAACTATTGGTTTGGTGAAGATAAAAGCTTCAGGCAGAAATGTCTGGGGCTTTTGATTTTCTAAATAAGGAGGAATAGACTTGAGTAAAGATTATATTTCATTGATTAGCTTTTCAGTAATGATGTGCGGTGGCGTAGCACTTAGAGATATCGCAAATAGGACTATGAAGGAGCTTCCTCATTCGCATGGACTTATGACTATGATTGGAAGATCGGCTATCAGAGCAGGAGCATTCGTGACAGGTGCCAAGATCGCAGCTATTGGAGTGAAGTTCGTAGAAGAGATCACCGATTCATATGGAAGGAAGATCAAAGAGGAGACAGAGGATTCCGTCGAGGTTGTCGAAGAAGAGAATAAGGAGGAAGACAATGGAAGGGCAGAATGAGAGAGAAGTATTATATTCTAAGTATTGCAAGACCTGCAGACATGTGAATGTACCTGAGACAGAAGATCCGTGTAATGAATGTCTCACATATCCGTCTAATATAGATTCACATAAACCTATCAACTACGAGAAAGGAGCAGCAAACAATGGCTAAGGACACTAATGGCGACAAGATTGTTACAAAAGACAAAGCTGCTATCACTAAAGGCGTTGAAATTGAGGATTCTGCTCTCAAGAAAGCTGCCAAACTGTTTTTCGCTGAGGACATTGATCATGTAACAGATTCGATCGTGGATGAGTTCATTAAGCCTCGTACGAAATCATTTGGACTTGACCTCGTGAAGAAGTTTAAGGAGTTCATGTTCAATTCGCTATCTGATCTAGCTCGTCAACTTATATTTGGAAATGGACCTAGTAAGAAATCAGATTCGTATTATAGCGATGGATACACATCATATACCAAGTATCATTACGGTGAAGACTACTATGGCAATGGTTCAAGCTACTACTATAAATCGAACAGTAGCGTATCAAAGCCTGATGACAGACCTCGTGACCAGCTGAAAAGAATTGCAATAGAGTCGCTCGGTAAAGCTCAGGAGGTTCTTGACGACTTAAGAACTGAAATTGCTACTACTGAAAAGCATCAGGTGAGCATTGCTGCATACTATCAGCTTGTAAGAACCAGCGTTAACAAGATAGACTTCGAATATGGCTGGAAGAGAGGGATGCTCGATGGAAATATTCCGATCAGATACGTTGGAAAAGACGGATACTTGATCTGTTTCCCTAAGCCGGTACCACTGGATTCTTAATTATATTTCAAGGCAGCTTCGAAGGGGGATGAGGGATTGTTCTTTGTTGTAGCAATAGTTTTGTGTCTGTTTTCATTGATTGATTTCGCAGTTGGTAATCATGAGGCTGCCTGGAAGTTAGTTGTTCTGGGCAGTCTTTCTCTTAATCTTTACTATTCAACTTATATTTTCTTGAGAGTAAGGGAGATCGAGAAATTTATAGAGTTTTTCAAGAACAAAAAATCCGAGGGGTCAAATTTTGAGCAACTTTAATTATCCATTTAATCCAAATGGTCCATGCAGAGAGTGCCACGACAGGCATCCAGCTTGCCATGACAAATGTGAAAGTTATATTTCATACAAGAAAGAATACGATAAGAAGCAAAAGAGAATTAGAGCTGACAAGTATCTTCATAGCTTGTCGTTTCCAATGAGCACGCATCCAAAACGGAGAGAACTATGAGTATATTTTTCAAGAGGGGAAAACGAAAACCAATCAAGTATCCATGCAGAAAATGCGTTTACTACTGTGCATGCGGAGATGGAGGGAGAACCAAAGCATGCGAAGATCGTAAAACTAAAGCAGAACTTCGTGAGGAAGAAAGGAGAAAAAGAGATGAGTAAGGAAACTGGTATTAATGCCGATAGCTGTAGAGATTTGCTTGATAGGCTCATTGATGCAGCTTGTGAGAATATAGACGAAATAAAACGAATATATTCTGAAAAAGAAATTGGATATGAAGAACTTAAAGATCTTAAATGGAGTGGCTCTGTAATGATGACAGAAGCATATTTTGCATCAATTGCTCACAGCTTAGCTACTATAGCGGATTGTATGACTTTGAAAGGAGAAAAATTAAATGAAGAAACAGATCGAGATTAACTTTGATAGTGGCGTTGTTGTTGGAGGAATGAGTCTTTTAGTTTCTGCTGTGTCTATTATATTTGCCGGAAAAGCTTCATCGAAACTTAATCGGTTCAGCAAGAAGATCGGGATGTCTCTTGAAGATCTGTCGAATAAGACGTCAGTTGAGATCACTGATGATATGGTAAACAAGTGTACTGAAACAGCGGTACAGAAGGCCGCAGACAAAGCTGCTAATTCTGTAATTGCTACGATTAGATCTGATGCAGACGCTGTTATTAGTAGCAGAGTTCAGGATGCTATTCAGAACCAGTACGACAATGTGAAGGATGATGTAACAAGAGAACTCAGAAAGCAGGTATCCAGGATCAATGTCTCGAGTCTCAAGGCTGAAATCAAGGACAGCGTGAAAAGAGAAGTTGCAGATAGACTTCACAACGAAATGAATGATATTTTGGATAGCTATAATTCACAGCTTACTGACATCGGTAAGATCTATTCGTCTATTGCTGACAGTATGAGTAAGAAGTAAGGAGGAAATGTCATGCGCAATATGCTTAGAGAGATAGCAGACAAAGCTTGTAATGCGGATGCTTTATCAATTTCGAAGTCCATTATTAATAGCAATAGCAATAAATCCATTACTGGAGCATACTCACTGTCTGATTTAATCAATTACGATTTCGAAGAAGCTGGAAAAGGTTTCAAAGAGTGGAGAGACAAGCTGACGGTAGAAGCTTAATTATATTTCAGAGGGGAGAAAGGGGTTTATTATGAGTGATGTGAATTGGGCGAAACTGATTTCAAAGCCGGATATGGTTAAGAATATGCCTGACGTTGACTTGATCTTTTATCATGGAGTGGTTGGACATTCATACTTTAATAACGATGAAATGCTGCCCGGAGGGTACAGATCAGCGGTTCAGAAGTTATATTTTGCAATCAATGAAGAACTTATGAATAGACTCTGTTGTCATAGAAGTGTTGAGAGAAAGGAGGTGGATACTGTTGCCGAAAGCTAATTTTGATGAGATGATTAGTGATTTCGATGGATATATGAGAGAACGAGGCTACGTTCGAAGTAAAGAATGGGCACAGTTAAAGAATGTAAGTATCAGTAGACCAAATGCAATGATCAATGAGGGAAAAATCAGCGGGCTAAATTACTTCAAAGTTGGTCATGTTCATTATATTTCACTTGAGAGGGGCGGGTATAAGAAATATGGTGAAGAATTCAAGGCAATGCTTGAGGACTTTGAAGGCTATATGAGGGATCATGGCTATGTCAGAACATCTGAATATGCTGAAGAAAATTTTCAGAGTGTTGTTACTGTTAGGAACTGGTATCAGAGAGGCATACTTATATTTCCAGATGTCGTTAAGATCGGAGAGGTCTATTACATGAGGAAAGATGTAGACATAATTTCAAAGTTTAAGCCGAGGGGACCTAAAAGAGGGAGGAGAGTGAAGTAGTATGCCGCCAAAAGAAGTCACAAACATAATTAACGGAACATTATATTTCGAAGATGAAAATGGTGAACTTAGGCCTATTATTGATATTCGTGATGTTGAACTTACTACAGATACTGATCCTGAAGATGCAGTTCCTAGACTGCTTAGTATGCAGTCTGAGTACCATTTTGGTTTTGATTTAGATAGATTTACTTATAATATGCTCGTCAGATCACATCAAAATAACTATAGAAGGCTTCATGGTTTGAGACCTGTCAGACATAAAGTTCAAAGACATAAGCCAGAAAATAGTTTGTTTGCAGTAAAGTGCATGATGGAAAAGTATAAGAGGAGGATTCGAGTTTAAATGAACTATCACAACATAACCCATGACGATATGAAAAATGGGGAAGGATTAAGAACTGTTCTCTGGGTTGCCGGATGCAATCATGAATGCAAAGGCTGTCAGAATCCTGAGACTTGGGATCCAGAAGGTGGAATTCCATTTGATGATGAAGCCTGGAACGAACTCTTTGATGCACTGGATAAAGATTACTGTTCTGGACTCACATTGTCTGGCGGGGATCCGTTATCTATGTGGTGCTGTGAAGAGTCGGCTAGAATCGTTGGAGAGTTTCGAAAAAGATATGGATTCGGAAAGAAGACAATTTGGATGTATACAGGGTTTACGATGGATGATCTTAGAGGTCTTAAGCTTCATCCTGCCGTAGATTATATTCTCGAAAATGTAGATGTCATAGTCGATGGTCCGTATATTGAGGAGCAGAGGAATATTCATAGGCTCTGGTGTGGATCTGAGAATCAGCGTATTTGGAGACGGATGACTTCTGGGTGGATTGCTGATGCTCCAGAGTATGAGAAGTCGCTGAATGAATTGAACTTAGATGATCAGCATGCAAAAGAATGCGGATGTGAGTAATTATATTTCATAGGGGGATTAAGGGATATGAGTATTAATACTACTAAGCTCACAGGCTCTGTTCCTGTTGCAGTGGCAGCCAAAGTATACGGTAAAGATGCTTGCTGGGTTAGAGCAGGAATTATTGAAGGCTGGCTTCCTATTGGCACTGCGACAAGAAGAGGGAAACAGGTTAGAAGCATAAAAGAAATGGACAGCAGGCTCGGTAGGATTAACTATTATATTTCGCCAGCTAAGTTATACGAGAGCACTGGGTATTTGTATATGTTTAAAGATAATAAGAGAAAGGAGAATCAAATATGAATATTAATACTGTATATAGATGCCCATGCTACGGTAACAGTATAGAATGTCCTAATGAGTGTAATTCTATACAGCATGCAACACTGGCTAACGAATTCTATGCAACTGACAAAATCTATGGATACGATCCGTTTTTCTGCGATCGTGATGGAGTTCTGATTGACAATGATAAAAACCCGATATGCAGAATAAATATCGACACAGATATTGAGCATAGTCTTCAGAATGCTATTAATTATATTTCAAAATGCAAAGTTAGAGGCGAGAAAGGAGAATGAGGAAGATTAGGTATGGGACCGAAAGAAAAAGAAACACGGGACATTATTAATGATACAGCAATAGCTCTTCAAGAGGGTGCAAATTCTGAGAGATGCATGTTTATTCTTCTATGTGATATAGCAGTGTCACTTGCTAATATTTGCGATAATGATTTAAAAGGAGAGTGATTATATTTGCATGATGTTGCTCGAAATGAATACGGAGAAGTGATTGGAAGCTGTAAGATTTGTAAACATATAAAGAGTGCTGCTAAGCCTGTAACAGGAGATCCTGGAATGTATGAACTTGACTTCGCATGTTCTTTGCCAGATCACGAATGTAGATTTGAGGAAAAAGTTGATGAAAAAGTTGATGAATCTTGTGACGATTACAAACTATATCGTAGTATAAGTGGAAATGCCAAGGAGCTTCTTAATCTTATCAGTGATGAACTTTTCGCAATCAATAAAGGAGGAGATAAAGTTAAAGGATTAGCTCTAATTGAAGGATATTTAGAAGGATTTCAGATGCTAATGAATGCTTTAAGGTATATTGATCCACCTGCTAATTTTGCTGATAAAGAAGGAGAGTGATTATATTTGACAAATGAGGATTTGTACCGATTGTTTCGAAGTACATATCCCGAAATCAAGCCGGTTGATTATAGGCCTGCAGAATCTATGTTCGTGAAAGGCAGAGTAGGTATAACTATCTGGACTGACAATGGAGATATGTTAATGTATTTTCCAAATCAAGACACTCTAAATAGACGAGATGCATCCATAAGTGAGTTATTTGCAAAGATGCTTGCCAGTAATACGATTGTAAGTAATGAAGTAGTTGAAAAATTGCTAAATAATGAGGAAGAGGAGTGATTATATTTGGTAAAGATTCTTATGGACGGCATGTGCGACGGTTGTAAGCATGCTGATCTTGAACTTGAGTCATACGTCGCCGATAGTTTTGCTGAGCAAGAGACAAAGTATTCCCTAAGATGCTCTCACCAGGATGTATGCGAGTCATGGGATTACAAATTACGTTACGAAATTAATAAGATCAAATATGGGGTGGGGTGATTATATTTGAAAGTAATAGAACCTAGCTTCGAAATTCTTACACCTATTTCAGAAGGTGGGATTGAGGAGCTCAAAACAATTGAAAGAATCGGGAGGATTTGTTACAAATCAGAAGACAAAATTTCCCCGGATGGAGTTTCTGCTAAAAAGTTTGTAAAGATGCTTATCGATAGAGGACACGAAGCAATGATTGAACACAGTCAGCTTAGTGTCCTTTTTGTTTGTGATCGAGGGGTGTCGCATGAACTCGTGAGGCATAGACTGTGTAGTTTTGCTCAGGAATCGACGAGGTATGTCAACTATTCAAGAGAAGATAAGGCTCCTGAAGGCATTATATTTATTAAGCCTTGCTTCTTAGATGAAAAATCAGACAAGTACAGGGAGTGGCTTGTAGCTTGTCAAGACTGTGAGTTCTGGTATCTGCAGGCAATTAAGAAAGGTGCTACTCCTCAGGAAGCAAGGACGGTACTTATTAATTCAGTCAAGACTGAGATTGTGGTGACGGCAAATCTGCGCGAGTGGAGGACCATATTTAAGCTGAGATGTGATCAAGCTGCTCATCCACAAATGAGGGAAATTATGATGCCGCTTTTAGCAGAACTTAAACAGAGGATTCCGGTAGTGTTTGATGATATTTGAAATGGCAATTTCAATGTAGTCGCTGAGGTAATGAAGCGGATGATATTTTTGTGTGAGGTATCAAATATGAAAGAACAGACAAACTCATTCGGCAAAAGATTAGATGAACTCATTGAAAAAAGAGGCATTACACGGCGGGAATTTGCTGCAAAAATTGATATTACAGAAGTTTCATTATCAAGATACATTAGCGGTGAAAGAGAACCAAAAGCTTCTGTTGTTGCTAAAATTGCATTTTGTTTAAATGTATCGACAGATTATCTGTTAGAAGGGTATATAAAGCCTTTGCATGTCATTATTGAAAATCCTTTAATAATTGACGTATATGATACAATTCCGAAAGCACTACGACTGCAAATACAGACTATTGTAAAAGAACTGTCAAAAGGTATTAAGCCAAGACCAATATTGGATAGAGAATTATTCGGAAAATTGGATGAAGAGCAGAAAAATGTGGTCTATTATATTTTTGGAGTAATAGCAGGATCAGATAAAGATTTTAAACGTGAAGCAGTTCTTGATTATGTTCTTAATAAAGATGAAGCAACGTATGTTGAAATTGTTTGATGATATTTTCGTGTGAAAGGAGAGTCATATGCCATTTGATAAGTTAAATGAACTATTAATGCAAATGCGTAAGTTCGATTGGGCGAATGTCAACTTTAACTGGAATGGGGGATGCTTAATATTATCATTATGCATTGGCTGCAGTAATAACAGTGACAACTATGAACTAGATGACTCTGATTTTGGGTACATTATATTTTCCAGAGATTATTTAGGCGGCGAATGGCATGAAAATAAATGGAGTGTTGAAATTAATGCAACAACCGAACTTTGTCTTAAAGAGATGGAACTTATCTGTGAGATCATAAAAGCACTGCAGGACGATAAGACACCATACGACGACGCTGAAGATGTAACCGATGGAGAAGATAGAATATCTACTGTCAAAAAAGTTAGTAGAAGAAGCTGCGGATGGTGATGATATTTTTTGCGTGAAGGGAGAACACATGAAAGCTGAAGAATTCATGAATTATCTTGACCAAGATGAGATAAATAGGGCAGCTCGTGATATTGGGGCAGTCATTAAAATTCAGCCTGTTGACAGAGTTTATCGCATCGATGATGAGACAGATTGTATCAGCGTTGACATTACATTTCTTGGCATATGTAAGCATGCTAATGTAATTCTTAGCGATGATTATATAAACAGATACACGATAAATGATCAGATGAAAAGATTTATATTTTCAATTATGGTAAATATTTTCAGTGATCATTTATGTAGTGTGCTTAATATTTCTAGAATGAAGGAAACGAAGGAGGAAAAATTAATTGAGTTTAGAGTATGATAACTATTTAATTAAGCATATTGGGGCTGTTCAGGAGGCATTTAGTTGGATTCAGGGAAATTTGCCGGAGCTTGTGCCGCTTGAAGTTAATACTGAGCATATATCAAGGCATGACGATTCAAAGAAGACGATTGAGGAGTATGCAGCTTATGACAATTATTTTTATGGAGATGAGAAGGATGAACTGACTGAGGAACTGTTCGATGCAGCATGGCTTCATCACATTCACAATAATCCGCATCATTGGCAGCATTGGGTTCTTATTAAAGATGATCCTTCGCCTAATCTTAAGAATATTATGACTCCAATTCGTATTCCATATAAGTATATTCTTGAAATGGTATGCGATTGGTGGTCATTCTCATGGATTAAGGGCGATCTGAGAGAAGTATTTAAGTGGTATGACGATCATAAGGGTACTATGGTGATTCATCCTGATTCAAAGGAGCGAGTTGAGTATATTTTGAAGAAGATCAAAGAGAAACTGTATGAATTGGATGCGTTGGAGGGAAAAGAGAATGAGTGACAGTTATATTCCTGATAGCATTCAGAATCTTATTGATAGGCTTAATAATGTTAACTCTATTACCGGCATTGAGTCGATTATAGACATGTGTCGTGAGGCTGCCAACTATATTTCGAATATGGAAGCATATAGGCATGACGTGCTTTGTCATACAGAAGCTATTAAGCAGCAACTTGACAGAATTATCGAATAGGAGGTAAATCAGTGAACAAAGTAGCTGTATATACAGGAACCAGAAACTTATACATTCATATGGTTCCAGCATTAAAGAGCCTATTAGCCAATTCAGATGTCGAGAGAGTGTATCTTCTTATCGAGGATGATGAGTTTCCGTATTATATTCCGAATGGCTTAGTTAAGACGACTAACATGTCGGATCAGAAGTTCTTTGACATGACGGTGAATCCAAATAATAAAAACCGTTTTACCTATATGGCAATGATAAGAACTGCTTTCACGAAGATTTTCCCTGAGCTTGATACTATTCTTTCACTTGATGTAGATACATTCTGCATCAATGATATTTCTGGCATTTGGAATATTCCTATTGATCAGTATTACTTTTCGGCAGTGAAGGAAAATCCTGCAACTGGAGGATGTGATGGATGGAATGCCGGTGTAATGCTTCAGAATCTAAAGAAACTTAGAGAAACAGGCATGGATGATATTCTGATCAATAGACTTCGTAATGAGGAGATCAGGTTTTTGGATCAAACAGTTTACAATCAGGAATGCAAAGACGCGGCGTATGATATGAATCCATCATATAATGTGTGCGAGTATTGTATTCCTACAAACGATCCAAGAATTATTCACTATGCAGGTCATTCTAATTGGCATAACTTCCCAGAGTATCATAAGTGGATAAATGAATCTTGGGAGAGTGTACTCACTAGACATGAAGAAAGGACAAAAATAGGTATATGAATTATCTGATTCATGCATATGAGCCAAGACTGTGGTATGTGAATGAGTTTCTGATACCGTCAATGATCGATCAGGGTATTAAAAGAGAAGATATTAACGTATTTACAGATGATGGCTCTTTTGGAAACCTTAATGCAACTATGGAGAGCTTTAGAAACTTATCGGATTCTGATGGCAGCACATGGCATTTACAGGATGATATTTGCATTTGTTCTGATTTTGCTAAAGTAACAAAGAACTACGAAAACGAATATGCTATTGTTTGTGGCTACTGCTACTGCAGAGATGCATACTCAATCATAAGAAAAGGCGGTGAAGTAGGCGCAAAAGACATGTGGCATTCGTTCCCATGCATTATGATACCTAATAAGATTGCCATTGAATGCTCTGAATGGTTTTATAGTGACGCTTTATATCGACCAGAATTCAAGGAATGGGTAGACGAAAACAAGTACGATGATGCTTTCTTTAAAAAATTCATAGAAGAAAACTATCATAGTCTGGATATTAAAATCATAAATTATATTCCAAACCTGGTTGATCACATTGACTATCTAATAGGCGGATCCACTGTAAACAAAGAACGTGAAAAATGGTATAAGCAGTCAAGGGCAGCGTGGTTTAGTGATAGGCATCTGATAGATAAGCTTACAGTGAGGCTAGAAGAAAGGAAAATGGAGGCAAAATAGTGAAATTCATATCAAAGAAGAACTTAATTGGTGTATTGGAGCTCATAGGATCGGATTATATTTCAGGAGAGACACTTCAGAAGGTGGTTAAGGCTTATGGTGATGACTACTTCAAGGATCCTGGAGAAGAGCCGTGGGAGAGGACTGGTATCAATGAAGAGATCAAAGTTGTGCTCGGAAGTTCGTATGAAGAGCTTCCTGAAAGGCTTAGATAGGTAAAAATAGTCCAATTTGGGCTGGTTTGGAGGTGAAATTAGTACATTATGGGCTATTTTGAGTTATATTTGGACTCTGTTTTGGCTGGAATGGCCATTGGATTAGGTGGATGCGGGTATCTTTCATGTGAAAATAAAATTGTAGGAGCACTTTTGTTTAGCGTAGGGCTTCTCACAATTTTGGGTCTTCGATGGAAACTTTTCACAGGAATGCTGTGTTCTAAGAACAAATTGGGCGAACTTTTGGTGTGTTACATCGGAAATTATTCAGGAACAGCCATCGTTTCAGTTATATTTTGGTTTGCAAAGGCTTTCGATCGAGAAAAACTTGCAGATTTTGCGAATTTTGCCTGTATGAAACTACAAAATCCACTTTATAGCACATTTTGTTCTGCTATTTTGTGCGAATTTTGCATTTTTGTAGCTGTAATTGGCTATAAAAAGGTACATTATGTTCTAGGAAAGTACTTTTGCGTAGTGCTAGGAGTGATGGTTTTCGTAATTTCTGGGTTTGAACACTCGATCGCTGACATGTATTACATGGGTCTTTCAGGGGCTAATGACTTAGCTTTGATCGGCAGAATTATTATATTTTTAGCAGTTGTAACAGCCGGAAATGTGGTCGGAGCAGTGATTTTGAGGCTATTTTCAGAGAAATTCCCGCAAAAATTACAAAGTTCTAAATGAAACAGGTAACCCTGTGGCAGAAATGTCATGGGGCTATCGTTTTTCTAAGTAATTTCACAAGAGAAAGGAGAAAAATTATGACATGTTATGAGTTTCTAGCGACTTTCACAGAAGAAGAGGATGGCAAGTATTCAGTAGATTTTCCAGACATTGAAGGCTGTCATACATGCGGGGATAATCTGAATGATGCTTTTTTTATGGCACGTGATGCTTTAAAAACGGTGCTTAGATTCAGAAAAAGCAATAATCAGCCTATGCCTGTAGCACATGCAAATAGAGAAAATCTGGCACTTAAGAAGAATCAGGACGCCTATACGATTGCAGTTGATCTTGACGATGATTATATTTCAGATGAGAAAGAGAAAAAGGAAGATCCTGTAAATCATCCGTCTCACTATGAAAAGCAGTGTTCTCTCGAGTGTATTGATGTTATGGAGGCTGTTTTTGAGTACGATGCAGTGTTCGATTTCTGTGTCTGTAATGCATTCAAGTATTTGTGGAGACACAAATTCAAGAATGGTGAGGAAGATATCAAGAAAGCTGAATGGTACATCAATAAAGCAGAGACAATCATGTACGATGTAGGCGATGAAGAGCATCTGATGGGTAAACTCATCAAGGTGCAGGGGCTTTATAAGAAGGTAGAGAAGAAAGAGGCAAACATTGACTCAGAGTAAAGGTTACAAGTTCATTTTGGGCTAAAAACTCGCAGAAAAAACATGGCGTATAATAGGAGCATGATTTTGGCTATTTTTAGCTACATCTGCTCCTATTTTTGCCTCGAAAAAGAGCATAGATTATATTTTTGCAAGGAGTATCGTCATGGAAAAATTCAAAGAAATTTGGGCAACTATTGATAAAGAAAGCAAGGAAAAACTGTACAATCTCATCGGAAAAACCTTCACAAATGGTAAAAGGCAGGCGATTCCGAAGGACATTTACGACAACATGACAAAGGAACAGAGGATTGCAGCTCGTTATATTTTGGATCTTGCTCAGGAGTGTTTTGGCAATACTTCAGATAAGTGGCTATAAATGAATATCGACTTCAAAGGCGTCTCAAATAGGGATTACATGATGGTAGTAGCAGTTATATTTGAGCTGCCAAATGGTGATTATGTGTCTGTTGGATGTGACGGCTATTCATTCTTTTCAGATTTCACAGTAGATGAAGAAGACGCAGAAGAAGGATGGCTTGTAGAGTACGAAATGACGTGGAGAGCATGCTTCATATGGGATACAAAAGACCCTGATAACTTCGTAGTGGACAGATATTTTGTGTCAGGTGATGAAGAGATACTCAATAACAGTATAGTCGTTGGATTCATGACTGACCATGATGCAATAGACGATTATGAAATGGCATTTGATGAGTTTGAGGCGTATTAATAGAGGTAAAGATTAAGAAAGGAGATTATATTTCATGAGTAAAGGCAAAGTAGGAAAGTTATTCACTAAAATCAAATTGCCTGAAAAGGTAAAAGTGGGGGTTGGTATGGCAAGTCTCAAGGTAAAGAAGCATTCACCAGAAATTCTTCTTGGACTTGGATTCGTATCGATGGGAGCTGCAATTATATCTGCAGTGAGGTCAGCAAGAGAGCACGATCAACTCATTGCAGATCATGAGGAAAGACTTGAGGCAGCCAAATGTGAGTATGTTATCCCGGATGAATATGACATCATAGCAGAGGCCGAATCAGGGGAATACAAGATGAGTGCTGGCGGTGGCACTATCGTTCGGAAGACAGAGAAAGAAGTGAACAGTGCTATCAGAAAATGCTACTTTGAGACGGCTGTAGGGTTCGCTAGATTATATGCCCGTACAACGCTGTATACGGCGATTTCAGCGCTTTGTTTCGTTAGTGCATATAATATACAGGCAAGGAGGATATTGGCCCTAGAAACGGCGTATACGAGCTTACAGGAGTATATTAGGAAGTACGAACAGCGAAATATTGAACTCAATGGGAAAAAGAGCCATGAAATGTGTAAATATGGCTATAAAGAGATCGAAGTGGAGGAAGAAGATCCGGATACTGGAGAGACTGTAAAAGAGAAAAAGTTGGTACCTGCATATGAAGGAGCGTCAAGTGAAGAGATGGCTAAAATGCCGTTCCATGATCAATTCTTTATATTCTGTAAGCAGTCTGCACCAGGTAAGTACACTGGGTTTGCGAATCGTGATAAGACAGAACTTGCGATTTCAGAAGACTATCTGAACGACCTTATTAATGCAAGAGGCTGGGCAGTTGTAAATGACTGGCTTGACTCGATTGGGATGGAAAGAACGGCTCAAGGTATGATTGAAGGCTGGGTAAAAGGATATGGTCCCAGAGCTACGATCGGCTGG